CACGACTGCTGACACTGTAGAGGACACCGTAATGGGTGACACTGCACGTACTTACCTACCAAGCCTGACTAGCGCGACTCTCTCTGTAGAGTGCTACTGGGACGATGGTGACGCGCAACAGCTTGTTCTGGACGAAGGCATCGACATCGACTGGGAGATTCACCCCACTGGTACAGGCGCAGGCGAGAAATACTACTCAGGTGGCGGCGTTGTCACTGCTAAGACAATCACTGCATCGTTTGACGGCATGGTAGAGGCGTCATTCTCTGTGCAGGTTTCTGGTGCGGTAGCTGAGTCCACTAACTAATGGGCCTTGCCAAGGAATTGCGAGCGCGTCGTGAGTCGCCGCGTCGTAAGATCGAGGTAACAGAATGGGCTGACGATCAGGGGCCGTTTGTCCTGTTCTGTCGGCCTATCACCTGTTACGACTTGAATGAACTGCAACGCAAGCATCCGACTGTTTTGCAGAATCCAAGTATCGCCAGCATGGTTGATTTGATCGTGATGAAGGCAGAGTCACAGGACGGCGAGAAGCTGTTTAACTCTGCTGAGGATCGCATGGATTTGATGGGCGAGGAGACAACAGTTGTCTCTGAAATCGCCAATCAGATGTTTGGCACCATAGAGTCCGTGGAGGACTTAGCAAAAAACTAAAGGCCGATCAGTCTAGGATGAATTTAATTGCCTTGGCTGATCGGTTACATAAGACGATAGAAGAAGTCGAGCAAATATCGGTTACTGAGTTCCACGAGTGGCTCGCTTACTTCCAACTGATGAGCGAGCAAGCTGATGGCGACTCAAGACGTTAAGATCCGCATTACCGCCCTAGACAAAACGTCTGGGGCTTTGCGTAATATCGGCGGCGCTTTAGGCAAATTAGCCAAACCCCTGTTTAGTCTAAAAACTGCACTGGCAGGCGTTGTCGGTGTTGGCGGCATGACGTTGCTTGTTAAGCAGTCACTCAGCGCCACAGATGCCCTTGCCAAAACAGCAGGCAAGATTGGCACAACTACCGAAGCCCTAAGCGCACTGCAATATGCGGGCCAGCTAACGGGTGTTGAAGTCAACACGATGAACATGGCGCTTCAGCGTTTTACCCGTAGAGCGTCAGAGGCGGCTGTTGGTACTGGCGAGGCCAAAGGTGCTTTGCGTGAGTTAGGCGTTGATGCCAGACAGCTTGTGCGACTGCCATTAGATCAGCGTATGCTCGTGCTTGCTGACGCCTTTGAAAACGTACAAGGCGAATCTGACAGACTGCGATTAGCCTTTAAGCTGTTTGACTCAGAAGGTGCGGCACTGGTTAATACGCTGTCACAGGGCCGTGACGGTTTAGCAGAGATGCTAGGTGAGGCCGAAGCCCTTGGCCTCGTAATGACAAGCGATGCGGCTAAAGGTGTCGAGGATGCTAATGACGCTATGACGCGTATGTTCGGCGTGTCGCGTGGCCTTGTTAATCAGTTTGTTGCGGCCCTTGCGCCAGCGATTGAGATTGCGGCAAGCACACTAACCGAATTTTCTAAAACCATGCTGGCCTCAGAGGGAGGCGCTAGAGCGTTTGCTATTAACGCGGCGGCATCGTTTTTAGAGTTTGCGGCGGCGTCGATTAAGAACTTTGAGCGACTGGCCAATGGTGCGATCTTAGGATTTAACGTCATCATCGGCGCGGCCAATGCTTTAGCCCCTGTTTTCGCTGGCATTAATTTCCTATTTGACGCGCTGGTTAAAGGCATTAAGTCAAAGATCAATGCAATCATTGGTTTCACTCAGCTAATAGATCAGGCGCTAGTTAGGCTGGGCCAAAAGCCCATTTTCAACTTAGAGCAGTTTAACCTCGAACCGTTGGAGTTCGCGGTAGAGCAATTTGACAAGATTGATCGCGTAGACTTCAGCGGCACGATCAACGCATTGAATGGCGTGGCTGAGGTGGTGCGGCAAACAGGTGAGGCGGCTACAACGGCAGGCGAAGCACTGAATGACATGACACCGCCTCCGTCTGCTTTTGACTCGTTTATCAAAAATCTGGAGCAAAGTCGCAGTCAGGCTGAGAGCTTCCAAGATGCGGCAGTCAAATTAGCTACGTCGATTGAGAGCAAATTTACGCAGGCGTTTACTGACGCAATAACAGGCGCTAAGAATTTTGGCGATGCTATGAAGGGATTGGCGAAATCTGTCGTCGATTCCCTGATTCAAATGCTGGTGCAGTATTACATTACTAAGCCTTTGTTTGATGCAATCAGTGGCGGCATTTCCAGTGCGTTTGGTGGTGGCACTGCTGGTGCTGGCGGTGGCGGTAAGGCCATCGGTGGCGCGGTACAGGCTGGCAAGCCTTATATGGTAGGAGAACGCGGCCCTGAATTGTTTGTGCCTAACGCGTCTGGCGGCATCGTAGCGAACAATGAACTAGGCGGTGGTGGTAGCGTTGTAGTCAACCAGACTATTAACGTCACCACAGGCGTACAGCAAACCGTGAGAGCAGAGATTGCTAACCTACTGCCTCAGATTAGTAACGCGGCAAAAGCGGCTGTGGCAGACTCTAGGATGCGTGGCGGTGGCTTTAGCAAGGCAATGGTAGGTGTGTAATGGCGGCATTTCCAAATGTAGGTATCCAAAACATGACGATGCGGCTTCGCTCTGCAACGTCGATTAGCACGTCACCCTTTACCTACGATCAGCAGACGTTTCAGCATCAAGGTGTTAGGTGGGAGGCAGAGGTTACATTGCCACCACTAACCCGCGCAGATGCTAAACAGGTAGAGGCGTTTTTTGCGTCACTCAGAGGGCAGGGCCAAACGTTTACTATGGGCAATCCTCTGCATAACGTCACCGCTGTCGGCACGATTACCAGCGGATCACGCAACAGCACGAGCGTAACAGGATCAGTTGCAGGCGCTGTCGCTGGTGATTACTTTGAGTTAAATGGCGCGCTGTACATCATTACAGAGATCGCTGAGTCTACATTCGATATAATGCCGCCGCTCAGAACGGCCATAACATCGGCCACCTCTATGGACTTCACACTGCCGCAAGGAAATTGGCGTTTAGCCTCTAATGAAATCGAGTGGAACATCAATCAGGCTAGTCTGTACGGTTTCACTTTTGCTTGCGTTGAGGCTATATGAGCAGATCACTGACATCAGCGATGCAGTCGGCAGTTACCGCCGATCTAGTCCGCCCAATCACGTTAGTGCAATGTGCTTTCGACAGCGGCAATCTGAACTTGTGGAACGGTATCGGCAATATCACAGTTGATAGCGTTGATTATGTCGGCGCAGGCACCTTGCTAAGTATTTCAGCAATTAGTGAAAGCGCAGAGCTAACCGCTAACGGAATCACTGTTGCGCTGTCTGGCGTTACAGAGCCATTGATTTCCAAGGCGCGTGACGAAGATTATCAAGGCCGCGAGCTTAAGGTATTGCTCGGTATGATCAACGAGGATGGCACTGTTAGCGTCGATCCTGTTGTCGTATTTAGCGGCTTTATGGATACGATGGTTTTAAATGACGGCGGCGAGACGGCAACGATACAGGTAACCGTTGAAAACCGCTTGATTGAGTTTGAGCGCACACGCATCCGCCGCTATACGGCTGAAGATCAAAAGCTCGACTACCCTAACGACAAAGGGCTAGAGTTTGTTGCAGAGATGGCTGAGAAAGAAATTGTATGGGGCAGGGCTATCGTTGGGGGTGGCGGTGGCGGTGGCGGTGGCAGTCCTGAGCCGCAAGACGGTAGAACTAGACATTTAGACTAGGAAAACAAAATGGATTTCGCATTAGAAAGTTTGGCTAAGGTACGTCGTGAAATCGAGCCTTTGCTTGAAGAGCATTGGAAAGAGATCGCGCTTAACAAAGACAAAATCAAACTGAATCCTGATTGGCGAGCGTATGCTGATCTTGATTCGATTCATGCGCTTCGCATTTACACAGCGCGGAAAGACGCCAAGCTAATGGGCTACTTTGTTGTCATCGTTAGCAAGTCACTTCACTACCGCGATCACCTGTTTGCCAATAACGACATTATCTTTCTGACTAAAGCCGCTCGTAAGGGGCTGACAGGAGTTAAGCTGATTAAGTTTGCCCTCGACTCACTAGAGGCCGAAGGCGTCACTAAAGTACATATCAACACGAAAGCGCATCAGCCATTCGACGCTATATTAGAGCGTTTGGGCTTTGAAGAAATTGAGCGCGTCTACTCTTTAATGCTGAGGTAATTAAATGGCTATTGCGGCAGTTGCGGGGCTTGCATCGGCTGGCGGTGCGTTTGCGGCGGCGGTGGCGGCGGGAACTGCTTTTGGTTTCGGTGCCTTTGCTACTGCTTTTGCGATTGGTGCTGGACTGTCTATGGTGTCACGCGCATTGGCACCTAAGCCCGATTTGGGCGCACAACTGCAAGGCATAACACAGACAACTAGAGAGCCAGCAGGCCCGCGTCAGCTTGTATATGGACAAATGCGAGTTGGCGGACAAGTCGTTTTTCTTTCACATTCGGGCAATGACAACAAATATCTGCACATGGCAATAGCCTTTGCGAGCCATGAAATCGAAAGCTACGAAGAAATTTGGTTCAACGATAATCGAATTTGGACGTTAAGCGGTGGGTTTGTAGATGACTGGGGAACCTACGTCACTATTGATCGCAAATATGGAACGGCAGGGCAGGCGGCATCTACCGATCTAGTGAATGCGAATGTTCTATGGACTACAGATCACAAGCTATCAGGCATCGCTTATATCGCATTTCGTATGGAGTGGAATCAGGACAAGTTTCCGCAGGGTGTGCCAAACATTACGACGGTTCTCAAAGGCCGCAAGGTATACGATCCCCGCACATCGACGACGGCTTATAGCCAAAACCCTGCACTGTGCATTAGGGACTACTTACTAGATTCGAAATACGGACTAGGCGAATCAGCATCTCTTATAGATGACGCATCCGTCATAGCGGCGGCAAATATCTGTGATGAGGACGTATCACTAGATGGTGGCGGCACACAGGATCGTTATCAGTGCAATGGCGTTGTTAATACAGCTAACCAGATAAAAGGAAATATCGAGCAAATATTGTCTGCGATGGGCGGCAAACTTGCTTACTCAGGCGGTAAGTATTTCATCGACGCGGCGGGATACGTTGCGCCCACGATTGAGTTTACAGAGGCTGATTGTACTACCGATGTACAAACACAGACACGACAGTCGCGTAGAAGCGCCTATAACGGCGTTAAGGGCATTTTCGTATCTGAAGAAAAGGAATATAAGGTATTAGATTACCCCGCTCAGATTAGCTCTACATACGCCACAGAAGACGGCGATCCGATTTACTTAGACATGGCCCTGCCGTTTGTGACTAACAACACGCAGGCACAGCGGCTGGCAAAAATTGCACTGCTAAAGTCACGCCAACAAGTCGTGATAACGATGGCGGTTAATCTCAAGGGCTTGCAGGTAAAGATCGGCGATACCGTCAAAGTCACTAATGAGCGCCTTGGCTACGACGAAAAAGTGTTTGAGGTTATCGACTATAGCCTAGCGATTACTGAGGGAAATCTTGGCGTTAATCTAACGCTGATCGAAACAGCGGCGGCTATCTACGACTGGGCGACTAGCGACGAACAGGACTTTTTGAGCGGTGGAGTGCTCGATCTGTACGACGGCAGGACAGTCGATAACGTCACGAGCCTTGCGAAAACCGAAATAGCCCTTATCGGCCCTGATGGGAACACGACGACAACAACAGAGCTAACGTGGACAGCGCCAGATGATGCCTTCGTAGACTTCTACAAGGTGCGTTACAACGTCAACGGCACGACTAACTATTTCCACATGGAGACTAAAGAGACTCGCATACTGTTAAGCGGGTTGAATGTTAGCTCTAACTACGATTTCCGTGTGCAGGTGCAAAACCTGCTAGGCGTTACTAGCACTGGCACGAGCCTGACTAATCAGTCTTTTGCGGGCGATAGCAATGCGCCCGCTCCAGTGACTAATGCGAGCGTTACAAGCGGACTTAAGAACCTAACGCTAGAGTGGACTAACCCCACGGATATCGATCTGTCTTACGTGCAGATTTATGTTGATAGTTTAGGTGTCAGCAAGCCCGCCTCACCCGTGGCACAGGTGCGC